GTGTCCTTGTTGGATAATAGCATTCCGGCAGGATCATGGGAACGGCATGTACTTGCTCCGTCAAATGTATCTTGGAGCACCAATACTTTTGATTATCCAGGCTCGATTACTAGTGCAACATGGAATGGCAATGCAGTAGCTGTAAATCGCGGCGGTACTGGAGCTACATCAGCCGCATCTGCACTTACTTCTCTAGGAGCACAAGCTGCATTAACATCTGCATCACCACTTGCGCTTTCACAAGGTGGAACCGGAGCAACTACTGCTGCCGCAGCATTAACTGCGCTTGGTGGGCAGATAGCACTTAGTTCTACTGCGCCTTTAGCAATTAGTTCTGGCGGCACTGGAGCAACTACTCAAGCAACTGCTCTTATAGCACTTGCCGCTATGGCAACAAGCGAGCGTGCAAACTACATTCCTACCACTCAGCTTGCAAGTTTAGCCACTACAACTCAAGTTGCTGCTATTACTGCATCTTCGCTTGGAGCATTATCTACGGCTCAAGCTGTAACAATTGAACAAGGTGGCACTGGTCAGACAACTCAACAAGCGGCATTAAACGCCATCGCAGGAGCGGTAACAATCAATCAAGTCCTTAAGGGTAATGGCACAAACGTGTCTCTTGCTGCATTAACATCAGCAGACATCCCAACGCTTCCTATTTCCAAACTTACTGGAGTTGCAGCATCTGGTGCAAATTCAGACATTACCTCTGTAGGGTTGACTACGGGGACAGTATCTACCAACCCATCGGGAGTTACTGATATTGTAAACAAAGCATATGCCGATTCAATTGGATCTGGCATTAACTTCCATGATGCGTGTGATTATGGCACGATTGCCGTGCTTTCTCCGACAGCAACGTACAATCAACCAGCAGGAACTGGCGTTGGAGCAACATTAACTGGTCAGACAAACACTGCACTTCAAATTGATGGAATTACTGTTGCAGTTGGAAAACGTGTCTTAGTAAAAAATCAGACAAGCGCATTTCAAAATGGCGTATACAACGTCACTCAGCAGGGAGATGGATCTACTGTTCCATATATCTTAACACGCGCATCAGATTACGACACAAGCGGCTCTGGAACAAATGAAGTTCAAGCTGGTGACTTTATTTTAATTCTTAATAGCACGTTGGCTAATACCGCTTGGGTACAACAGACTCCTGCGCCAATTATTTTTGGAACTACAAACATTTCATTCATTCAGTTTGCTGCTGCTGCTGCTGGTGTAAGTTCATTTAATACGTCTCTTACAGGTTTAACGCCAAGCACCAACACGACAGGTGCAGTTACTCTTGCTGGAACCCTTGGAATTGCAAGTGGTGGTACGGGTACTACAACACAACAAGCAGCATTAAATGCTATTTCTGGCACACAAACGGCAGGTTACCATTTTCGTTCTGATGGCACAAATGTAAGTCTTCAACCTATGAGTCTTGCGGATGTTACCGCAGGAACGCTAGGGGTTGTTTATGGTGGTACGGGAGCAACCACTCAAGCCGCAGCATTAACATCACTAGGGGCACAGTCTGCGCTTACAAGCGCAGCCCCTCTTGCTATAGATAAAGGTGGCACTGGACAAATTACATATACTGATGGGCAGTTGCTTATTGGGAATACAGCTACAGGAAGCTTAAGCAAAGCAACCATTACTGCTGGTTCAAATGTAACTGTTACCAACGGAAATGGGACGATTACAATTGCTTCAACGAGTGGTGCTGCTGGTGTCTCATCATTTTCTGCTGGCACTACAGGGTTAACACCAAACACGGCTACAACGGGCGCAGTAACGCTTGCTGGAACGCTTGCAATTGCTAATGGTGGAACTGGGGCTAGTGACGTTGGAACTGCGCTATTTAATCTCGGTGTGCCACTGCATTATGTAGCGGTTCGTTCTTTGGGCAACTTAACCCCAACGCTCCTGTCAGGGACTTACGCAGGAACATGGACAGGTAGCACATTGACACTCACCACTGGAACAACCAGCACAATGGTTATTGGAATGTGCTTTGGAACCACTGGTTTACTTGGCGTTTCAATAACCGCAATCGTAAATTCTACAACAGTTACTTTATCTAACTCCACAACAACACAAGCAACGCCTACAAGCTTAATAGTTTATAACAACACAGCTACGCAGTTTACATATAACACTACTGGCGTTCTTACAATTGAAAATTATAATGTTTTGGCTGGCGATGTTGTTTTGTTAAACTCTCAAACTAGCACCATAATGAGTGGCCCGTGGACGTGTACAGTGGCTGGCGCAGTTGGAGTTAACCCTGTTTTTCAGCGTCCATCATGGTTTACAGGCACTGCTTCTACGATATATGTTAGTATGTTGCGCGGAACCACTTCGCAGGGAATTGTTTCTGCAATATATCCATTATCTCCAGTAGCTACTGATATTATTGTTGGGCAAACGCCTCTTTCGACTGCCACCATCTTTAATCGGTCTGCTACAGCAACAGTTTCTGCTAATAGTTTCAGTGGGAAGCAAACGCTTTGGGCTGGGTCTGCTGGAGGAAACATCCCACTTGCTTTTTCAGCAGGCGCAATAGCAACAACTCCAGTAGCGCATTCTGTGGAGTGGGATGGCACGCAGATGTACGTTACTAATGCTTCTGCTGTTCGCAATCCGTTATTTTACGGATCAGGTGGAACTTTTACTGGAGCAGTTGCCTTAAAGTCACTTTTTGAAACAGCAGCAAATCCCAATATCTCTTCGGGAACTATTACTTTAGATCTTTCTACAGCATCTTATTTTAATGTTACATTAAGTTCAAATGTAACAGCTTTTAATATTTCTTTTGGTGGAACCCCATTAACTTCTTTATCAAGTTTTACACTTGAATTAGTGCAAGATTCTACTGGAGGAAGAACTGTTGCATGGTCATTTTCTGCAAAAACACTTAAATGGGCTAACGGAGTTGCTCCCACACAAACATTAACTCCTTTCAAATCAGACATATACACATTCGTAACTCGTGACTTTGGAGCTTCGTATTATGGATTTGTCAGGGGTCAAAACTTCTAAGTAATTCTATGAAAACACTACTCGCACGACTACAGGAACCTTCAACTTACGCCGGACTATCTGCGCTACTAGCCTTAGCTGGTATTCAGATTCCTGACGCTAAATATCAAGCCATTATTCATGCTGTTGCCGCCATTGCTGGGGCTGTAGCAATGTTTCTAGGAGAAAAACCAAGTGCTCCTACTCCTCCTCCAAGCGTTTAGTTCATGGTTGCAGTTGCGAGTTGTCTCAGCACACTGGGAATTGACTCGTGAAATAGAAAAATACTGCGATGCCACAGAAAATGCCATATTGGAAGCTAGGAGCGTTGGGAATGACGCTCTTGCTGACAGGTTGCGCGAGCGTTTCACACGTGCCTCAAGCATCGTTGTGCCCACCGCTGGGAGTGTTGCATCTACAGCAGGGGCAAACATACCAAGCGCAAAGCCCTGAGACTTGGCACTCAGCAGCTCGATATCAAGCACTTGAATTGCAGTTTATAGACGCGGTATCGGCCCTTAAACACGCTCAAAATAAATGAACAATCATATTGACGACATTTTAAGCGTGGGATACGTAAATGGCGTTGCGGTTGCTATTTCTGTGAGTGAGTTTGAAGCTGGGGTGCGTGTTTTCTCGCTGCTTTTAGCAACTGCATACACAGCTTACAAATTTTATAAAGCCATTAAAACCAAATGATAGCACCACATCCAAGTGAATCTTCCGAGGACTTTTTGGAAAGAGTTGTAATTGGACTTGGAGAGCATTTTGATGTTATTCAGTTGTTTGCTCAAACTGAAAATTCTGAATTTACTGACACCTTTAATGCCGGAAAAGGTAACATTTTAGCACGTCAAAAACAAATTGAGAATTGGCTGGAAATGGGTGGTGGACAAGAAATTGAGGAACAAGAAGAAGACGAGCAAAAAGACGAGGACGACGACGAATAAATCGTTATGGCCAATATAACTCGCAAGTGGAAACGGTGGATGGCCCTTGGTTGTTCTCATGGACATTTGGCTGATCAAGCGTTATTACGTCAGGTTCTTGAGTTTAAAAAAAGGTTTAACCCTGAACTTGCCATTCATTTAGGGGATGCTATTGACTTAGCCTGTCTTCGCGGAGGAGCAAGTGGTTCAAGCGATGAGGCTTGCGATCCTGAAGGTGATTTGAATGATGGTTTATCGTTTCTTTCGCAGTTGCAGCCTCAGGTATATCTACTTGGAAACCATGAAGCTAGGCTAGTGCATTTAATGTCGTCACCTAAAGCAATCGTAGCAGCACTTGCAGCGCGAGTTTATCAGCAAATTCAAGACCGAGCCAAAGAGCTTAAGTGTAAGGTAATTGATTATGATTTTCAGAGTGGCTGGCATTCATTTGGTGATTGCCTAGCGGGCCACGGCTACATGATTAACGAAGCTGCCGTGCGCGATCACGCTGAGGCCATTTGCAGCGGCACACACAACAAAGTGGTGATTGCACACTTACACCGAGTCACGCAGGCAGAAGGGCGCAATAGAGCACATCCAACAGGGTATTGCACAGGATGGCTTGGCGATCCCAAACTAACAACCTATGCGGCTAATCGGAGAGCAACTAGTTCTTGGTCACGAGGCTTTGCCTGGGGAGAATATTGTCAAGATGAAACACAAATATGGCTAGCAAAAGAGACACGATCACAGACGTTCCGGCTTCCGGTGTAAGCTGGTTATCAGAATTAGCAAATGAACTTGCAATTGGCTTTCCCCCAAAAGGTGAAGGCTGGGCTACAATGACGCAAATTTGCGAACAAACAGGACGAGATCATCAGTGTATGCGTAGAATATTAAAACAACGAAACGTAGAGGTTCGTAAATTTAAGTTTGTTACGCCGGATGGCAAATGTATTATAACTTCACATTACAGGATTTCTAAATGAGCAACGATTTTCAAAAAGCTTTAGACTTTGTGCTTAAGCATGAAGTTGAGTTTGAAAAAGGACATTATGGCGATATGAGCTTTGTTCGTACCGAGCGCGATCCTAATGATCCAGGTGGCACTACTCGTTACGGGATTGATCAACGCTCTCACAACGTAGACATTGATAAACTCACGTTGGAACAGGCAACCGAGATTTACCGCAAAGACTATTGGGAAAAAGGCAAATGCACAGAGTTGCCTTGGCCTATTTCGCTGGCGCACTTTGATGGTTGTGTTAATGTTGGCATCGGCAGGGCTACAAAGATCCTTCAAACAGCCGTAATGGTTGATGCTGATGGCATATTTGGAATACAAACCAAACAAGCAACAAATGATGCTTGCAATGCTATTGGAGCAAAAGCAGTGGCAGAAAAGATTTGCGACATACGTAGAGCTTTTTACAATAATTTGTGCCTTAATAAGCCGAGTATGAAGCAATACCAAATTGGCTGGTTTGCCAGATGTAGTGACTTAAAAGCAACTTTGAATCAAGTGAGTTAACGACCCTAATTTATGAGCAAACTAATGATCGCCTTAGGTGGCATGAGCCCAATGCCAAAAACTAAATCCTGTCCTGACTGCGGAATGCCGCTAGAAAGCAATGGTTGCTGTTCTGAGTGTGGCTACGGAGAAGAGCCAATGGACGAAGAAGATGAACAAGCTGAAACTCAGGCCATGCTTGATCTTCGTGATGCACTTCAGACTGCATTGAAGTTGGTGGATCGCATGATTACCAACAACTGCGACTAATGCCAGCACAGGTATTAACTGAGGTTGATAACAACTTCATTGGGTTTAACTCACGGCTAGACCCAAGTAATCTCCAGCCTGGATTCGCTCAATCCTCGTACAACATGAGGCTGCAGCGAGGAACGGCCCAACCGCGCAAGGGCACTAAGCGACTTACAGATAGTACGCTTAATGCCAAGACGATGGTTGGTTCTGGATATTACGTTGATACTAATGGGCAAGATAACATTGTCTTGGTATTTACTGATGGCATTAGCGTCTATAATACCGAAACAAATGCCACTCCTATATTCCACAGCTTTCCAGTTGAGGGCAGTTATACTCGCGGCATAGCTGCCGGAGGAGAAGTGGACGTTGTTCAAGCACTGGACAAGCTGTATATCTTTCGGGGCAAGGAAACCAATGCCAGATACGGAACTGGAGGCGCATCTACAACCTGTGCCATAGATCTTACTCACGCATCTGTTGCGGCTGGAGCAACCGTAACGGTTACTGCAACGTGGGTGAATGGATACTCAACAACATATTCTGTTGGTGATGAGGTTACAATTTTTAATATAACCGACAGCCAACACGCATCTTTTAATAATACATTTATAGTAACTCAGGTTGCTGGCACTACATCATTTCAGTATTCATACACAAATAATACTGGATCAACTATATCAACAACAGGACAACCATACTATGCGTGTGTTGTTAAAGTTAAGCCTCCATTGATATGGGATGGTGGCGCAGGTGCATTAACTGTTGCTAAACAAACATCCATCAACAACAACATCCAAACTCAAGCTGGATACACTTCAGAATTTGGATCAATTCCGCCATCTGACTTTGCATTCTATTTTCAAAACAGATTAGTTTGCAACATATCAAAAACTGAAATTGTTGTTGGTGATATTTTAAGTGAAAACTTTGATTTTACGCTTAATAACTTTATCATCAATCAAGGTGGTAATGATCGTATTGTTGGAGTGTTGCCGTGGATTGAGAATCAGTTCTTGGTGTTCATGTCGAAGTCGATCTATGTTGCTTACGTAGATCCACGATTTGACCCTGCCGCTCCTGATCAAAGCCAGATTACAGTAGTTACCACACAAGTAGGATGCCTTGCTCGACGCAGCATTGTATCTGCTGGTCAGTTTGTCTATTTCCTGTCAGGCAAGGGCGTGCACATGATCACTCCTGCTTTGGACTTGAAGCTTATTGGTAACACACTTCCGTTAAGTGAGCCTATTGATGATTTCTTTGATAGTGTTAATTTTTCTGCAATAGGTAAATCTGTGTCGTCGTATTACGATAATAGGTTTTATATTGCTATTCCAACTGGATCATCTACACGTCCAGATAAAACATTGGTGTACAATACGCTTAATCAAGCTTGGGAGACTATTGATACATATCCAACTGGATTATATTCAGATGGTTTAGTAGTTTGTCAATATAGCCAAAGACGCAGGTTATTTATATTAACAAACTTTTCTGGATCGCTTCAATTTGGAGGCATTTTCTTAGCAGATGAAAGTGAAGTTGGAGATGAGTTTTCTTCTCAGACCGGAACTCCAATTATCCCATTTACGTTGCCAGCTACAATAACTAGCGGCCAACCTCGCACTGAACCCGTTGACGCTCGACTGCGCTCTAGGCAGTATACGTTTAATAACGTACATGAAAAAAGGTTCTTGCGTGCAGAGGTGCAGTTCAATAACTCTGTTGGAGATTTGATTCGTTTGTACGCTAGAACACATGATCCAGACGTTGCTGAAACATTCATGGAGTATCGCTTCAGCGGGTCTGACACTACAGACTCCACGTTACGCCCAAGAATAGCCCTTAGAGGCGCGTGCATAGATATGGAAACGCAGTTTATAACTGGAAGACCAGCCTTGAAAACGGCAGTGCTATATGCTATAGCAGCTAATCGCAACATGGTTTCTGAGGAATAATTATGGCCCAAATACAAAAAGGAACAACTTACGCAACCGGAACGCAAGTTACCGCTGACA